CAACGTCCCCCGGCCCTCCGTTGTATGGAGAGAGCTTGATTGGGGAACGAAAAAGAAGATTATCGGCTTTATTGCCGCTTTAGGACTTTGGAAGGTCTTATCGTACGCTGCGAGACAGTGGGCTAAGTTGCCTACCGCTCAAGCTGCCGGACCCATCTCGTTCCAGAAGAATGCTAAGAAATATCAGCAGGAACAGGAATTTTGGGATGTTGCAGCACGTGAGCGCCAGTACCTCTTCGGAGATGCTGGTGTCACTAGTCAAGCAAAGACTGGTACCCATGAAGATATGGATAAGCGCATCCGCCCACGTTTGGTTCGGCTGAATAAGCCGGATGGTGAATTTGTGCAGGGATTGCTTTTGAGAAGCAATGTTGTTTTAGTCCCTAATCATTATGTCCCGAGTAAGAGCGAATATATTCGTATTGATTACATGTCGGGCATGTTCATCAAGGATGTCGCAATGGGTCGCACCAATTGTGTTAAGGTCCGTGGGACCGATCTCGCTGTCTGGTACGCGCCAGCTGTGGGACCGCAACGAGACATGGTGCAGTACTATCCTGAGGACATTCAAGAATTGAAGAAAATTGAATGTTACTTGTTGCAGAACGATGAGGGAAAATTCCTCAAGTCTGCTAAGTTTACCGCTGTTCGTGGTCGTGTGATTACGACGGAAGGCGGTACCTTTCAAGGATTGAAGTACACCTACCCAGGAATTACTAAGGGAGGTATGTGCATGTCTGCGTTGATTGGAAACGCGCAAGGACACCCATTCATTGCCGGACATCATGTTGCCGGTAAGGGTTCTACTGCAGCGGCTGCTTTTGTTACACGCAGTCAGTTGCTTGAGGCTTGTGCAGAGCTGGACACTCGTCCTGGGATTTTGCTTTCCCATTCTGCCACGCCTTACGACACTAAGATCATGGATGTTGATGTTGGGCCTTTAGTTGCCCCCCATGAAAAGTGTCCTACCCGTGCTATGCCAGTTGGATCGAAGATGAGAATCCATGGACAGCACAACCAGCCTAGGTCTTCACCTAGCTCCGCTGTGGTTACATCTGTTATTTCCCCCTTTGTAAAAGAAGTTATGGGGATTGAGAAGCAGCATGGAAAGCCACATGAGTTGGGATCGCAAGATCACAAGATTCTGGATATGAGTGGAAAGGTTGACACCGCCACCAAGTTTGATTCAGAGTTGGTTCAACGCGCTTATAAAGACTATTTCGATCAAGTGATTAACGGTCTTTCGGAGCAAGAACTGCGTCAGGTTGGAAAAGTGTCTGATGATGCCAATTTGGCTGGACTCGATGGAGTCCTCGGAGTGAATGCAATGAATTTTAGCACCTCCTTGGGTTTCCCTTTTAAGGGTCCTAAAACACAGGTCGTTGATAAGAGCGACCGCGTCGTTGAGGGTATTTCGTGCCCCCGTGACGTTGATCCTTCCATGTTGGAGGAGGTAGCACGATTGGAGAGCAAATTGCTTTCCGGAGAGTCGATTAACACGACATTTAAGGCATCTTTGAAGGATGAGCCGACCAAGCTCACTAAGAAGAAGGCGCGCGTTTTCGCCGCCGCTAATATGCCTTTTATTATGCTGACACGCAAGTACTTTCTGAGTCTTGCGGCACTGTTCCAGAGGAATAAGAACCTCACGGAGTGTGCGGTCGGAACTGTTGTTCAATCGCCGGAGTGGACCGATTTATTCGAACATATCGGTAAGTACGGTTGGGACCGTGCGATCGCTGGAGATTATGCAAAGTTTGACGGCAGAATGAGCCCTGAATTTATGCTCGCTGCTTTCAAGTTGCTGATCGCCATCGCTGAGAAATCAGGAAATTACGATGCTGATGACCTTGTTATTATGAGAGGCATCGCTTCTGAGATCTCCTACCCCACTTATGATTATTTCGGTACTATCGTCCAGTTTTTCGGGTCTAACCCAAGCGGACATCCACTTACAGTTATCATCAACTCGATCGTGAACTCGCTTTACATGCGTTATGTTTACTTTAAGATCGCTAGAGATGAGCGCTGGTGGCGTACACCGAGATTCGCCGATGTGGTTGCGTTGATGACGTACGGCGATGATAATATCATGACGGTGGAAGAAGGCTTTGATGCCTATAACCACACCCGGATCGCCCAGGAATTTGCCGAAGTTGGCATTACCTACACCATGGCTGAAAAGGAAGCTGAGAGCGTGCCGTTCATTCATTTGAGCAGCGCTTCATTCCTTAAGCATTTTGCTGTGTGGGATCCTGAGTTTAACCTTTACCGTGC